AGAGTCGCCTCAAGTAGCAATGCTTGGGGCGCTCGACTTACTGTAAAGAGTGCAGGTTGTGGTGGATATACATATGAGTTAAGTTATGCCGAAAGTCCTAATTTAACTGATAAAGTATATCACAATATCTTAGTAATAGACTTACTAAGTTCGGAGTATCTAAAAGATGCAAAATTGGATTGGGTGGTATCTCAGCTTCAAGAGATGTTCGAGATTACCAACGAACAAGAGAGCGGACGCTGCGGTTGTGGCGAAAGCTTCTATATATAGGAAAAATATGAAAATAGGAACAAAAGGACTAGACCTTATCAAATTCTTTGAGGGGTTAGAATTAGAGGCATACAAATGCCCTGCAGGCGTATGGACAATAGGCTATGGGCATACTAAAGGTGTGCAAGATGGCGACAAAATATCGGCTATTAAAGCCAATGAAATGCTAGCAAGCGAGTTAGCAGAGTATGAAAATTATGTAAATAGCTACGTAACCGTTGAGCTGAATCAAGACCAGTTTGATGCTATGGTATCGTGGGTTTATAATCTAGGTGGAGGAAACTTGAAAGCAAGTACACTTCTACAGGTATTGAATGCTGCCGACTATGATGGAGTACCAGCTCAGATGTTGAGATGGAACAAAGCAGGTGGCAGAGTACTAGAAGGACTAACAAAACGAAGACAGGCAGAAGCCGACTTGTTTAGTGGTAATTAAGTACGAAGGAAAAGAGTACTCAATCTCACAGCATATGTGGGATGCTATGAACGCGGATGCAATTAAACGCGGTATGACTATAGATGACTACATAGCAGAAGCATTTACAATGTTAAGGGAGAGAGATGCAAAGCACAAGTGATTGTATTATATACTCAACCTATCAAAAAGGAGACAGAGTAGCTACTGTGGTAAAACACAGAATAAGTAATAGTTGGGGAGTCCACATGAAAATAGGCAACAAGCCAGGACTCCTAGAATTTTACCCAACCCACAGCGAAGTATGGGCAGAAGAATGCGCAGAGAACTTCGTAGAAGGAATTAAACAATTATGAATAATTGGTGGAGCGAGTTAGAAATAATGAAAAGAAATGTTGCTGAACAACAAGAGCAACTCCAACTAGCCTACATAAAAATTAAAGAATTAAGCGATATATTTAACAAAGAACGCAAGGAGAGAGAGCTTCTTGGTTTAACCTGTCCACACTGTGGTAAATGATAAAAGGTGGCAGGACAACAGCGATGGGTGGGTAAGATCCATGCACGCAAGTAACGAAAGGAAACAAAAAAGAATGAGCCAGCAAGGATATAAAGTAGAGATAGTCTTTACACAACCTCTTGACAAAGATGACCCAGCGGATTGGATATTAGATGCCGTCACTGAGGGCAAGTTTGCAGAGTTTACAAATCACATTCATGCTACATCAGTATCTCCAATAGACTTGGACAGTGATGAGTATAAATGGCTAAGAGATGCTACGAGTTAGATTAAACAATCTAACCATAGCCCTTAGAGTGTTGAAGGGAAACCAGAAGTCAACACACAGCCCATCTGAATGGGCAAGGATTGAAGAAGATGTAATACACATTTCTTCAATGATAGAGGAAACAGAATGGCAAATCAAGACCAATTCAGCGGAGACATGAGCCGTAACGAGGTTGAAATAGACCTTGCAAAATTCATGGCAATGGTTTCGGAGATCGGAGAGCTTAAAGCTAAGATCATGGAACTAGAAAACGATAAAGAGCCAGACAACCCATGGCAGAAGTATATATGGTTTTCAAACATGATAGACGCATGGAGAATATTCCCTAGAGCGTTTTTATCTGTGTACATTATATTATTATATAAGTGTACAATTTGGTTCATGGAACTTCCAGCACCAACATTTGAACAATCAGGATTAATTTCGGTAGTAGTAGGAGCAGGAGCAGCCTGGTTTGGACTATATGCTGGAACAGCAAAAGATAAGATTAACTCAAAATAGTACTTGACATTGCACTCAAATTTTTGTATAATAGTTGTATGAATTTATTTTACTTAGACGAAAATTTAGATAAGTGTGCCGAGTATCACGTAGATAAGCACATCGTTAAGATGCCACTAGAAGTGGCACAGATCCTATGCACAAGTATATGGATTGACCAGTTCTTAGGTTTCATACCTCGAGCCTTAAACAAGGAAGAACGAGATGTGCTTAACGCTGAAAAAGCAAAGATTAAACATCTACCACTAGCAGAGCGACCTATCACTCCTTACTTACCTATGATGTATAACCACCCATGTACCATTTGGGCACGTTCATCACTAGATAATCACGAGTGGACGCACTGCTATGGCAATGCTTTAAATGACGAGTATAGATATCGCTATGGCAAGGAACATAAGTCCATACACGAAGTAGTAAACAAATTACCAGAGCCAGTAAATATGCAAAGAGTAGGCTTTACACAGTTCGGATTGGCTATGCCAGAAGATCTTAAAGATTATGATAATCCCATACAATCGTACAGAGACTATTATCATCTTGACAAAGCAACCTTTGCTAGCTGGAAATACAGAGATAAACCACCTTGGTGGAGTGAGGACTATGCAGATTATGAGAATCGTATTACAAGAACAGCCTAGATTATCCGTATATTTTCCAGAGCATTGGACAGAATTACAAATAGACACTTGGCTAGCCAAGTGGTATCAGAACAACAATCAGACACATTAAGGACAGAACAGATGACAGCAGTACAAGAACAAAAACAATTTAATGACTACGCAAACTTCGTAGTTAGCACAACCTCAGAAGAAAGCCTGAGAACAGAGGTTATGATAGACAGACTTTATGGCTTATCCCACTCACACAAAGACACAGAATTCTCACAACTACTCACAGCCGCCATCGGCATGCAAGCTGAGTCAGGAGAGTTCTCCGAAGTAATCAAAAAGATTATTTTTCAAGGAAAAGAATACAACGAAGATGAACGTTTTCACCTAAAGAGAGAATTAGGAGATGTATTATGGTATTGGGTACAAGGTTGCTCAGCACTAGGCTACACACCTCAAGAAGTGATGGAAGAAAACATCAAGAAACTAGAAGCAAGATACCCAGATGGCTTTGAAGCTGTTCGCTCGGAAGTAAGGGCAGATGGGGATATTTAGTAAGAAAACTAACAGTAGTAAAGTAGAGTATAAATTCAACGAGGACAAAGTTCTAAAGCAGTTGAAAGTCTATATAGACAAAACATACGACCAACACTACAGCACAGATAAAATTCAAGCCACCGAGTTTATTATAGACTCGGGTATGGGCGAGGGCTTTTGCATGGGTAACATTATCAAGTATGCAAAACGCTATGGAAAGAAAGCAGGTAAAAATGAATTAGACCTGCTAAAGATTATGCATTATACAATAATTTTATTAGGGAGCAAAGATGAAAACAATTAGAAAGAAATCACATGAAAAGCTCGATGATGCTAATCTTAAAAGAGTTTTAGAAGCTCTCAACAATGAGAAGCCTATAACAAAGAAAGAAGCTTGTGCCATGCTCAACATCACCTATAACACTACTAGATTGAATAGTATTATTAATGATTTTGAAGAAACCATGCAGTTCAGAGATAAACGTAAGGCTCAAAATAGAGGTCGGAAAGCCACAGAATACGAAATCAAACAAGCGATAGAAATGTTTTTAAGCGAACAACCCGTATCTAGCATAGCTCAGGCTTTGTATCGCTCCACTACATTTGTTCGCAACCTGTTAGATAGAGTTGGTGTGCCAGAGAAAAGACCTAGTACCGAAAGTGGTAATGGAGCAAAAGTAGGATTTCTCCCTGAGCAGTGTGTATCAGATGATTTTGAAATAGGTGAGAAGGTGTGGAGTGCTAGATACGACTTACCTGCAAGAATAGTAAAGGGAGCATTTGATGCCCGCTATGACTGCAAGGTATATCACATTTATGTAATAGAATTAACAAATTTTGATAGTGAATATTTTGGACACATCAAAGAGGGCGGATACCATGCCCATCAATGCTCATATGACTTAGGTAGTTTAAGACACTTAAACAAGTACGATATAAATATCTAAGCGCGTAAGGAGTGCAAAAATGGAATTATGGACAATAGTGCCAGCTGTGTGGCTGTCTACTTGGGCAATGTGTGTGTATAGGACGTACCCACTTGTTCGATACATGATAGAACAAACACCTGGCGGAGAATTAGTGGTGGGTTATAAGTATACCCACATGGTAATATATATAGTTTGCTTATTTTTTATAACTCCTTTTATAAGTGCAGTTGTTTTAAATGACAAACAAAGAAAAAACTGGTGTGTAGCTTATGTAACACAAGTTTGCAGGGAAAACAAATGAATGATAGAATAAGGGAAGCCTTAATACTTAAATATACAGGAGTAATTGCTGAAGCAGAGATAAATGTTAGAATTTATCTTAAAAATCCTGTAGGAATTGGCGAGCATGCCAATATCGTTGGGGCAATAGACGAGCAGATAGAAGTAGCTGCAAACGCCCATGAGAAGTTAGAATTTATCAAAAACCTATCTTACTAGGAAAGGAAAAATAAAACTTGACAA